TTTTATATCCAACAAATATTTTTTCTTTAGATACCACTGGTTCAATAGTTACAGGATTATCCAAAAGAAGAATAATTTGATCTTCTTCTTCAGACACACATACTATTGAAAATATTTCTTCACCAGATACTAATTTAATAGATGCATAAAACGAATCTTCCATTTATTTTTTTAAATTAATTGTAATAATTTCGTAATCAAAGTTTTCTTCATTATAAATTTTAATTCTTTCTACAAGATGATTTAATGTATAATTTCTTTTATTATTGTGAGTCATATCATCAGCAATATCATATAAAGTTGCTGAGACCTTCTCTTTACCCTTTCTCAATACTCTACCTATACTTTGTAGGTTTCTAATTCTAGATTTGCTTGGAGAGGCAAATACAACGTTATGAAGTCGTTTAATATTAATTCCTGTACTAAATGTACCATAAGAAGCAACAATAATTGCATTAGATTCTTCTTCGGTAATCTTTCTAACTAATTCTCGTTCTTCAGTATCCACTCCACCATGAATGAAAAATACTTTTCTATTTTCACCTTCACCAGTATTTATAAGTTCATACAGGGGTTTGCCATGAGTTTCAACTCGATTAAATAAGACCAAAGTATTTCCCTTCAAATCTACAACTAAATTACGAATAAATTTATTTCTTCTTTCATGATTGATTAAATATTGTACTTCTTGTTCATAATCATCAATTTTTTGAGGTTCATGTTTGAGAAGAAGAACTTTAATTTTTAACTTAGAAAGATAACCTTGTTTGATAAGATCATCAGTCTTGATCAATTTAAATGCTGGTCCAAATAAACCTTCAAGAACAAGTTTATGAGTTTGAGTTCCATCTAAAGTTCCAGTAAATCCATAACGATGTTTTGCATCAAGTAATTTTGACATGATTGAAATTAAAGATTTTGACTTGAATTGATGAGCTTCATCTCCAATTACAACATCAAAATCTTTGAAATAAGATTTATCAAGTTTATATATTGATTGCCAAGTTGAAATAATAACCTGTTTTTTTGATACTCTCTCACTACCTCCATAGACCCTATGGCAGTATTCTTCGGCATTCCAACCATAGTCTTCAAAGTCCTTATACATCTGCTCTACAAGGGATGTAGTGGGCACTACAAGAAGTGTATTCTTTCCTTGTTCAGTAAAATATCTCACCACTGAATAAATCATTAAAGATTTACCTGAAGCAGTTGGAGATATGATAAGTTTTCGATTATATTTTAATGCATCATGAACACCTTTGATTTGATAATCTCTTGGTTCATGAGCACAAATACTTTTCATATAATCTTTAACACCTTCCATTGAAATTGATTCATTTATTTCTCCGGGAATACCATAAAATTTATTTTCTTGAAATTCAAATTTGTAATTATGATTTTCACAAAACTCAAGTATCTTATCCAAAAGTCCAATATAAATTTCTCCATTTTGAACATTAAATAAACGAATTTTTCCATCCCAATGCTTGCTTCTATATTGGGGCATGAATTTAGCACCGGGAACATCAAAGGTGAATTGATCACTCAACTCATATTTGATATGTGCCTCGCATTCAATTTTTAAATAAATTTCATTCTTTTTTGATATGATAAGATCTGACATATTACATCCCCGATTGGAATTTTAAAAATTCAATTGAATTTTTGATTTGATAAGTTCTATTTGAAATTGTTTTAATAATCTCTTCTAAAAATTTTAATAATGTATCATAATATTCAATTTTCATTAATATTTCTAATAATTGCTCATCTGCATCAATATATCTTTGCATAGATTCTTTGTCTCTTACTTTATACGGAAATGGATCTTGTTTATAAACTTCTGGGTCTGCTTTGCCATTATAGTAATTATATCTTTCTAATTTTTTAATTTTATATTGACTTTCTGAACGTTTTCTCAAAAGAGAAAAATTATTATATATTTCATAATATTTTGAATGTAATGATGAAACTTTTAGTGATTCGTTATGAAGATCATCAATATTGATTTGAGAATCTTCTTTCCACATATTTTGTATATCTTCAAGATTGATCATGTATAAGTTTGAATTCTGTAATAAGTATATTTGAAATTGACCTGTGCTGTAAAGTATGTAATATTTTCTGCTGTAGCATCAAACTCTAATGAGGATAAAAATATTGGATATAGATCTGTAAAAATAACTTGAGAGGATGGAAGAAAACTACTATTTAAAATCTCTAATGTACCATCTGAAGTTTCATAAAATGCTGCTTTTTCATTTAAAGTATTTTTTGAATATTGCTCGTCAGATTCAATAAAATTTTTATATTGTTCTAAACTATATGGAAATCCCAGTCCAGTCATCCAATTCCAAATTTCCATATAATTCTCTAAATTTTCATCTACAAGAAAACGTAGATTAAAATCTCCAAAAGTCATTTTATCTCCAGGGACATCAATATTTTTTCCAAATCTAGTTTCTAAAGCAGATCCTAAAGTGATTGCTGGTATATTTGCTTGATTTGAAAAAAAATCAACTTTAGGTGCTTTATTTAAACTAAATTTAAACCCAGTTGGAGATAAAAAATTTCTATTTGTAGGTTGATTGTTCCAAGTACTCATTGCTAATAACGATTTTCAACTATTTATGAGCATAAAAAAAGAGGGTCCGAAGACCCTCCGTTGAAATGTAACCGGAGATCACATAAGGTTCTTGATTTGAACTCTTCTGTAGTAACGGTTTGCGTTTGCCTTAATAGCACCAAGATCTTGAGTAGTTCCATTTGCAAATGGGTTTGAAACCATGCCATAACGAGTTTTGAAACCAATCTTTGGTTGGAAGGAATCTTGTCCAACTGCACGTACCATCTGTAGAGGTACATAAGGGCAGTAGAAGAGACCTGCATCATAAGGGTTAGTTCCCTTATAACCAACAACGTAGTACTGGTTAGCAGCAAGGTTTGCTGCATAAGGATCGATATAAACCTTGAACTTGCCGTTAAGAACACCAGCAAAAGTATTACCGGTATCATCAACATTCAAGTTAGCATTAAGTGCTGGAGTATAGTCGAGCATTCCTGCCATAGTGAGTGCAGAAGCAACATCAGAAGAGCAAAGAACAGTATTACCCTTTCCTCTACGAGTTCTATATGCAATCGCATTAGCATCTCTTTCAAGTTGGAACATCAGTCCCTTAAACTTCTCAACTGACCAACGACCATTTGAATCAACGTCAAGGTCGAAGATACCAGCATTTGCTACGTTTGCTTGAGCACCGGGTTCAGCAATCTTGTAGATAGTACGGATAACTTCACGGTTGATTTCAGCAAGAATCTCAGTTGAGAGAATATTTGCTAATTCAGCTTCAGCATCAAGACCATGAATTGCCTTAAGATCTTGTGCAAGTTCTAAGGTATATTCTGCCTTGAGTGCTCTTGACTTTGCAGTAACCGAGAGTTTCTCGATGCTAAGTGCCATTTGGTTGAATTGATCACCAGCACCAGCACCTAGATTCTCAGCATCATATGTGGACATAGCTTGTCCAACTCTATACTCAAGTCCAGTAGCACCTGAATTATTAAGATCTGAAGGGTTTCCACCAGCAGCAGTACCACCAGCAGCAAAACCAGTAGTTCCGAAACCTACAGATACACCATCATCAGCACCACCAGTATAGTCACCAGTTGTGGTATTAAATCCACTATCCTGACCGGAATAAGCAGTATCAGGTTCGTTGAAGAATGCTTCTTGACCGTTTTGATCTACATAACGGCTTCTCATTGCGAAGATAAGTCCAACAGGACCACTCATTGGTTGAACACCTGCTAGGTCATATGCAACCAGATTAGGCATTGAACGTCTAATCAATGAGATTAGAACTGGATCGAAACCTGCTACTGGACCAGCAGCAGGAGCACCACCAGAGAATCCTGCAGCACCACCAGCACCAGCTAAACTGGCATAAGAACCTGCTGGAGTTTCTGTAAGGAATCCTCTTTCTTCTTTAAGAAATCTTTCTTGGTTTTCTAGCAGAACAGCTGTAACAGACTTTCTATATGGATCTTTGATCTCATCAAGACCTGTTGCCTCTAGAAGAGGTTTCCACTTGTTCTGCAATTGTTCTGAAAGGAACATTGCTTTTTCTCCTTATTTTTCTTGTGAAAAGTGTTTGTTTAACTACAAATATTTATTATAAAGGTATTTTCACTTAGAGAATTT